CCTGTATTTCAGAGAAGCGCTTATTGATATCTATGACTAGGCTAGTATCGCCTGCTGATGGGGAGTAGGACGCTGCCCCGTTACCCGGATCGGCCGTAACTTTCGTACCCCGTTCAAGCCGGTAGTACATCGTAAGGGTCGCACCGGTCGGCCACGGTAAGAAGCTAACCTTTATCCGGCCGACTTCTTTTTGCTTGTACCTTGCACCACCATCGTATATAAGGCTGTCCCAACTGAAATTAGCAGCCGGGGTACTAGAATTGTTTACTACGTCTAGGTAATACGTCGTAGTCCCGGAGACCGTCTTACGGCTTGCTATATACATGGTATCGACGAAGTTCTTAACCATCCCGATCTGTAAGTTATTGGCGCTGGACCAGTTGTAGGTGGTATGTGAGAGGGCGTAGCTATAGCCGAAGCTGTTAGGGTAGACTAACTCAACGCTTCCCCAACTGTAGATACCGTAGCTTATATTCGGGTTGGTCGTAATGGTTGGGTACCCGATCATAAGCAGATTGAAGCGGGTGGCAAGCATATTCGGGTTAAGGAATGTCGCGTCTACGCTATTGAGATAGTCCGTATTCTGGTAGGCGATCGGGCGTACCTTGATTACCTGCTGTCCCCCGCCCCATGCGTAGAGCGCCCCACTAGCGATAAAGTAGGTAATGTTATTGATCGTATTGACGCTGTACGGTGCGCCCATAGGGAGCTGTATCTTGAAGTTATAGGTCGGGTTCTGACCGTCCCAGAAGTACAGCGCTCCCTCTTGGTAATTACGGCTGTTATTGGTGCTGCGTTTTTCGGCGGCTAATACTAAGTACTGGTTATTCTGGCTTAGGCTGGTCCCTTCATAGCCTACGTCCAGCGGGAACTTCATACGCTGCCAGACGTTATTACTTGGGTTCGCGTCATTAGAGAAGTTATACGTCGTAAGGTACTGGCCGTTGAGTATACAAAGCTGGAAGCCGTTACCGGTGAAGATAGTGGCCGGGTGCATACCGTTATTGGTTGCGACAAGCCGGTAGTTGAACAGGATCATATCGGCGGTCTGTAGGTTGTTAGCCGTTAGTACCCGGATACGCATAGTATCCGTGGTTACGCTGCTGGTAATATGCCAGTGGTAGGCGGCACTTAAACCTGATTGGATCGCACCCGTAAAGGACCGTACCCCGGGAGCCGGGAAAACAAACTCGTTATAGCCGGTCGTAAGATTGGCGTGGGTAATCGTAATGGTCGCTAGTGCGGTCTGAAAGCCGTTATGGAGCGTAAGTGTGGCGTTCCCTGTCCCGATCGTATCAACGTAGATAGCAATGGAGTAAAACGGCTCTAGATCCGGGGAGAACGGGCATAGGTCGGTTGTGGCTTCACTGATGGCCGTTGGGGGGGCATAGGTCGTACCAGCTATGGTATTGGTCGTTACTTGGCTTGCTGCCGTAACCCCCTGTGTATTGGCAAGGCTCTGTAGGTTATTTCTAGCGCTTCCGTCGTAGTTATTAGTCGTTGACTGGTAGAGGTTTACGACACCGTTAGCGCTGCTGGCGCTCTTATTAAACTGCTGGTCCTTTAAGACCGGCGTACCAGTAAGCGGTCCGTACATACTGACGGTCTGCTTCCCGGTAAGGTACAGGTAATCACTAAGCTGGTTATAGACCATACCGTAGCCGCAGCCGTCCGTTAAGGTAGCGACTTTGGTTAAGACGTTAGAAGTATCCAGCTTATACAGGTTGCCTGCGTCCCCGAAGATCCAGCGTGTGCCGGTCGGGTCCTGTACCATCTCTACGGGGAGGTCTACTAAGGCCGTCATGTTCGGGAGAGCGATCGCTGCCGGGAGTACCGACATTTGGCTGGACTTAGAGCGAAAGTCTAACGCTTCACTCTTATAGAAGCCGTTAGCGACCCCGTTCTTAAAGTCTATGCTTTCACCGCCTTCATAGCTTCCAAGGTTAATCAAGAGCTTCCCGGCGTTCTTAGGACCATTCGGCATAGCTTAGGCACTCACATTATTAGGCGGTAGGTTGAAGAGGTTGTACTGGAATCCGGATATATCTTCCTGTGTCCACCCGGTCGTCTTAGACGCGTAGACGCTCTTATAGTCCTTAAGGGCTTCGTCATACAGTCCCTTGAAGTCGGCGCTTATCCCTGCGTCCTTACGCTTAAGGAAATACCGGTAACTGGCGTAGTCGGCAAGCGCTTGGTGGTAGTCTTCCGGTATGTCCGGTACGAAGGCAATGATACAGGCGGCGGCAGTGTCGGCGGTACCTTGGTAATAATTCTCTAGAGTTATGTGGGTCGTATCGGTATAACCCGCGATCTGGTACCAATTCCCGTCTACCCCGTCCTGTAGACTGAACCACATACCTACCATATTCGTATTAAAGCTACCGGCAGTAGCCACCACTATATTTGATCCGACGGTAACGGTAACGGTGTCTACGGTCGTATCGTCTATGTTCATATCGCGCATACGACTTTCGTAGCTGACGACAAGGCCGTTCGCAAGGTTGGCACTAGGAACCGGGTATAGCCCTAGTTCATTACGCCCCCGAATAAAGCCCATAGTCGGTATACCAACCGTCATAGCTGGGATAAGGTTCGCGTCATTCCATTTCTGTTCACTGTCTATCATCTGTATAGGCATAGTAAGCGATCCGCTCTTTACGCGTACGGTTGTGATCCGTACCATATCTTCCGGGAAAGTGTAATACTGCTGCCCTGCTATCAGGTTCGTAGTAACCTCTTTGCGCGTCCAGTAACGGCGGCTGGCATTCTTGAACTTACGAAGGGCTAGGTTTATATCCCTCTGAGCGTTCGTAAGGGCAAGGCTGCTAGTGGTCGCACTAAACCCGCAGGTGTCGGCTACTTCTTTATATAGTTGGGTGTAGGTTATCATGGTTATCCTTTATCCGTATTATAGCGCATGGTTGCTATTATATTATCTCCACTAACAATAAACCGGGTTGCGTAGTGCTACAGTTTATATTCGCGGTCGTCGCAGACGCGTTATACCCAACCGTATACGTCGCGGAACCGGCGGCGGGAGCCGGGACTACCGCGATAAGGGTTATGCAGTTCTGCGCGTTGGCGCTTGTGGAAGTATAGAACGTGGCATTCAACTGCGTTCCGGCAACGGTGCCGGAGAATAGCGCAAGGTTCACCCCGTTTCCAGCCGTGTTATTATATACCGTTACGCAAGCGGTAATCTTAACGTTTCGGCCACCCGCCGGGATTGTTACGGCCGTCGTAAGGCTCCCAAGTTGAATATATGTGGTAGAAGTCGTATTAACGGCAGTCGTTTGAATAACATACCCCAGTTGATTGGTACTTGTTTCGGTTGGTGTTACTTTTGTCTCTGCCATAATGACTCCTAAATTAACTCCACTAGAATGTATGCAGGCCACGTGGTAGCGGCCGTGAGCGTCATAGTACCGGCACTCGTGTAAATACCGGCGTTATACGTCTTGGCACCGGCTGCGGGGGTGATGATTGCCGACGCGTACCCACCAATCGCCGTGGCGGAAGTCGGAAGGGAATGCTGCATTAACGATAGCTGGGTACCAGAAGGAACGGTACCATCATAGATAACGATCGACACGTTCCCTGCTGCCGTTCCCGATAATTGGGCAGACCAGACGGAAACACGTACCCGCCTGCCCCCGCTGGGTATGGTAACGGTCGTCGTCAGCCCCGTTACTTGTACTGCCGTTGAAGATGTAGTCGTAAAGCTGCTAGTAATCTGTGCGTACCCTAGCGTCGTTCCCTGTATCTGTGCTTGGTCTAGTATCTGTTTAGCCATAATAATTCCTATGCTCCTTCATACGTGTAAGTAAAAGCCATCTCATGTGTTGAAGCCCATGTGAATGGTACCGTTGCACTAAGGGTCGTTATGCCCGGATATGACGCACCGTTACCGAACGCACGAACGACCGCGGTTGTGCTGGAAGCCATGCTGATGAACCCGATGAATGCCGTTGAACCGTTGAAGTATTGGCCGTTTCCTATCGGAGTAATGTTGTTAGTACCCGCATACGTCGCTGCGGTAACGGGGTGGGTAACGCTCACATCGCCGGACACGGCGCTTGTCGTTCCTAGTTTGAGAGATACACGGACGTTGACAAGCTTCCCTATCTGCTGGTACTTGGCAACAAGGGTGCCATTACCGACCGTGAGGTTCGTAAACGACGGCGTGTATACCGTCCACGCTCCGGTCGTAGAGTCGATGATACTCAGCGGGAGTGCGGCGTTAGCGTTGAGCGGGTAAAGCTGGTTCGCGGTCGCCGTAGTGCTGGCGTGTATACCGTCCACCGTATCGGCGTTGCTGGCAGGGTTGAGGTTGTACTGGTAGTTGCAGGTAACAACGTCGCCGGTAAGCGGCGCGTCCGACAGAGTGAACGTCCCAAGGGCGGGATTGGTTTCCGTGAAGTGGGTCGTACGAGCCTGCTTGACACCGTTGATATAGACCTCCAATGCTCCACCGATATAGGCGCGGGATACGCTATAGGCGGCGTTCGATCCGTTGACTAAGCCGGTCGGTACTTCGTCGCTGATGATGGAGTTCGTACCAACGGAGTACGTCGTATTGGATACGTTGTAGTCTGCAAGCAGGACGGCACCGGTAGGGGGAGCCGTAACGAAGGTAATAGTACTACCGGAGAGCGTATAGTCTGCTCCACCCGCTTTCAGGCGTATGCCGTTCTTATAGAGGTTAAGACTACTGGTCGCAGGGGTAGACGCAAGCGTAAAGGCCGTGTTGGAGCCGTTGACGGTACCGGCGGGGACTTCGTTATAGACCATACTCTGCGTACCGGCGAGGGTCTTGACGAAGGCGGTAGTGGCAAGCTTGGTAGAGCTGTCGGTAGTCGCGGCGGTCGGAGCGGTCGGGGTGTTCGTGAACGACGCTGCCGCACCACCAATGCTTAGTGAGGAGGTCGTAGAACCGGCCAGTATGGAGACGTTGCCTTGGTTGGCGGTATTGGCAATGTACGTCGTCCCGTCGCCGTTCATTCTAAAAGACTCAAGTGAGCCGTTGGCTGGCTTGAAAACAAGGTTATACCCGGTACCGCCCATACGGGCTACGTTTTGGTCGCCGCTGTTCTTCTGGAAACGGAAGTCGTCGTCGAAGCGGGAGCCGCCATTGACATAAAACTTGAACCAACTGTCCCACGTACTACTGTTTACCATTACCACGGAGTTAGTCGGATCGGTATAGAGAAGGTTGGTATCTTTGGTAGGTGTAGTTACATTCAAGCCACCCGTTACCTGTAGGGCTTGGACACCGGCGGCTGATATGCTGGCTCCGATGGTCGTAAGCTTCGTAGCGCTGCTATAGATAAGGTCTGCGCTTCCCGCGAATACTCCGGCGTTATTGTACTGTAACTGGGTAGTTGATCCGCCCGGCGTACCGGCTCCCCCGCTTGAGGAAATGACCCCGCTACTAATCGTAATGGTTGTACCGTCTACTTTTACCCCGCCCGAAACAGTAGTGGAAGCCGTGGGAAGCGTGTAGGTATAATTCGGGACGTTCAATATACCCGTACCAGAGTTATAGGTAGCTACACCACTCACACCGGAAGTCGTAAGGGTAATGGAAGCACCACCGGTACCGCCCGTATTCGGGATACTCCCCCATGCACTTCCCCCGTTGCCTATGGATAGTAAGGCATACCCGGGAGTATTCGGGATACTGGCACTCGTTCCTAGCTTGGTCTCTATGGCCCGTATCGCCGCATTTTCGCTTACGTGAAGGTTGGCGTGGACCCCTTGGGAGCTAGTCGTGCCTGTCGGGTCGATCAGGCTACTGGTATCATCTAAGGAACCGGGATAGTTAATACTCATGTATTATCAGTCCATTTCGTCTGGCCGCGTTGGTTATCGGTATTGCGGTTGATAAGGTAGTCAAATTGCGTAAGCGGATCGTCAAAGGTAAAGCGTTCGTCGAAGTAGAACGTTTGGATTGCGGTAGTGTGGCCCCAGTTAGATGTTGACCGCGTACTGACGGTGTAAAATGTTGCATTCTTTTGTATGTCATTTATCCATTGGGTTCTATTGCCGACCACCGTTGTATAGGCGGTCGGGTTCTTTATGTCGTTATTGTACCATAGTACCGCTTTTCCGGGGGTAAATACGTTGATACGCCCCGTGGCGGTCTGGGTAAGGCTGCGACTATAGACGATCCGACCGGTTGCAAGCTGTGTATAGGTAAGGCTTGTTACGATCCGTCCCGTGGCCGTCTGCGTGAACGTTACCTGATTATTCCCACTAATACGCCCCGTAGCTGTCTGAGTAAGGCTGCGGGTGGCTATGACGCGGGCAGTCGCGGTCTGGCTAGTAGTACGTGCTTCAGTAATACGGGCGGTCGCCGTCTGTGTCTTCGTGAACGGTTTGGCAATGCGACTGACTGCCGTTTGGCTCAGGCTACGGCTCTCCGTGATACGCCCCGTGGCCGTCTGGGTAAGCGTCAGATTCTTCGTTATGCGACCGGTAGCCGTTTGACTGAGGGTGCGACTGAGCGTAATACGTCCTATCGCCGTCTGCGTTCTGGTAAAGGACTTCGCTATGCGTCCGACGGCCGTCTGCGTCTTCGTAACGGTCGCCACGATACGTCCTGTGGCTGTCTGGGTCTTGGTACTGGACGCGGCTACGCTGATATTCGCGGTAGCGGTCTGCGTCTTCGTAACGATAGCGGATATGCGTCCGGTAGCGGTCTGCGTCTTGGTGAATGACTTGGCGATACGTGAAACAGCCGTCTGTGAAGCCGTACGCGCTTCCGTAACGCGTCCGGTAGCAGTCTGCGTCAATGTACGGGATACCGATAGACGACTCGTGGCAAGCTGCGTCAACGTCCGACTGAGGGTGATACGCCCTATGGCAGGCTGCGTCTTCGTGAGGGTCGCCGTAATGCGCCCCGTCGCCGGTTGGGTCTTGGTCGCGGTTACGGTTATACGCGCGGTCGCTGATTGCGTCTTCGTGAACGACTTGGCGATACGGGCCACCGCCGTCTGGCTTGCCGAACGACTGAGAGCGACGCGTCCGACCGCCGTCTGCGTTTTCGTTACGGTCGCGGTTATCCTACCGGTCGCGGTCTGGGTCTTGGTAACGTTCGCCGTTATATGCGCTATGGCCGTCTGCGTCTTCGTCAATGACTTCGCTATGCGTCCCGTGGCAGTCTGGGTTTTGGTGAACGACTTGGCAATGCGGCCGACCGCCGTCTGCGTCTTGGTAAGTGATACCGATATACGACCGGTAGCCGTCTGGGTCTTCGTGAGTATTGAGCCGCTGGCGACAGGCGCAAGAGACACGAGGAATATATCTACCGAGTCTGTCGTTCCATTCTTGTACGCCATCGAGACTGAGCCTGGCGTTGCTTGTAATCCTTTCAATCGTCCGGCGACTGCGTAATTACCCGCGAACTGATCAAGTTGTTGTTGATTACTTCCACCAACAACGCCGCCGGAGTTGTTGACGAAGCCTGCCCAGCCATAGACGGCGGCGTTGGCCGCGACGGTCGTAATCGAGAGTGTGGCTCCCGTCGAACTGTTAGCGCTGGCATTCTGTACCGCCGTGTGCGCGTCTACGCCACCACTCGTCGCCGTGCCTGCATAGACGGCGTACTCCATTGCGGGGTTGCTGCACGTTCCTGCGAAGGTGACGACGAGGTTGGCCGTTCCCCCTGACACGTTCTGAAGGGCATATAGGGCATTCGAGGCATTGCCGTTGTTGTCATACTCATTAAGCTTAGTAAGCGCCACCCCACCATACGTGACGCCTGATATGACCGTATTTGTGCCGCTGGTGCTATCGTAACAGGTGATAGCTGCCAGCACAGTTGACCCTGCCATCACGGTGACAGATGAGGTAAGGCTGTTGACAGCGCTCCCTGAAGTGGTTCCCGAGAGGGTAAGCGTTGGCAAGGTAAGGGCAATGCTTGAATACGTCGCCACCGCGAATATCCACGTACTTGATATGTCGATGGTCGCCGTGGCCGTCTGAGCGCCCGTACTGGTTACGTTTGCGTATTCGCTGAAGACGCTGGCCGTAGAGCCGTTGGCGGCTTGCTGAATACTGGTATACCCGCCCCCGACGGTCCACGGCCGGTTGTTCGCTTGGAACCCGAATCCTAGGACAAGCTCCGTGGCCGTGGTGGTCGTCGCGGTCGCACCGGACGTAATGGCCGTCCCCGTCCCGGAACTGGTCGAGGACTTGTCAACCGTGTTAAGGCCACCCGTGAACAACTGCCACGTAGCCGACCATACCGTAAGACCACTCGTCGGGGTAACGGTAACGGTCGTGGTATTGTCGAGGACCGCGTAGAAGCTGTGGAACTCATAGGTATAATTGCCGCTGACGTTGGTATTGACGGTCGTGGTGTAGCTGTTGCCCTTGCTGTCCGTAACGCTTGTGATCGGGCCGTTGGCGGCAATGGTAACGATGGAAGCCGAATAATTAGTAACGGTGTTGAGGTGGACGGAGGAGTTGTTGCCAGTACCGGTAAAACTCAGGCTGTCGGTAAGCGTGAAAGCCATTACAGGTTGACTATTTCCTGCTGGTTAGTCCCTGCGTCGTCGGTATACTGGTAGCCGAAGTCCACCCCGTCCATATAGGTATGCTGTTCGCCGGTCGCCATGTTACGCTCAAGGCGCATATGCTTATAGCGGATAGGGCGGGCGTTGTCGGGCAGGCCCCGCCAGTTGACGCTGTACTTGTGGTCGCCGTGATACAAAGAAAAGCGCACCAGCGGGCCGTGGTCGGCTTCCGGGCGCTTTTCCAGTATGTCGTTGAATATGTTGGACGTTCCGTTATACGGTGATATATCCTTGTATGCCTGTTCCGAATGGATATACCCGTCTTCGTATTCTGCTTCTATATAAGTCATTGAATTGACCCCTGTACGTTAGTGTATGTCTAGCTTTCGGTCCACGTTGCGGTGATCGTAACGCTTGGAATGTCCCCCGGGCCTGCCGATCCGGTCGTCTGCATTTGGGTGCGGTATACCTGACCGTAGTAGGTACCACTACCAGAAGCGGTAGACGTACCGGCGGCAAAGCCTGTCGTGGTACCGGCGAAGTTGGCACTCGTACCGGTCGTACTGGCGGCTGAATCTCCGGTCGCGGTCGCAGATGGGGTCGTACCAGATGACCTGACGCTGGCGACGATTGATACGCCCGTCGCTGGGGCGGCGCTGCTCACTTTATAAGTAAGGACGCTCAAGCTGTTCCACGTACCGGCGTACACGATGGCTTGGTTCTTATCGAAGCTGTTATTACCGGCAGTAACCGGCGACGAGCTATATGCGGTTGTGCTATCGTCAATATTCTTCCAGTTGGCTTCGCTGCGTGTCGCCGTCGCGGTTCCGGCACTCGCGCCGTTATATTCAGTCCATGTCTGTGTACTTGCCATTATGCTTTAACCTCCTTGTGCCAGCCTATGACGGTGCCGTTCTCGTCTTTCTCGTGTACGATGACTTCCCCAGTCGGTGCGCCTACAACGTCCAGCACTTCTTCGCCGTCCTTGAGACCGCCCGTCTTATCGACAGCTAAACGTTCTGCTTCCGTGATAGGGGTTACTTCTATATTTGACTTTTCCATATTTATCCTTTCCAGATATTACATTATTGCGAAGAAGAAGCTCAGTAATTGACTAACCCCCGTACCACTGACAAGAAGTTGTGATATACGGGCGGTTTCGATCGTTACCGGTGTATTAGGCGGCCATGTAACGTACTGCGTTAACGCTGCCCCACCGGTCCCGACTTCACTGAAGTTAAATGCCGCTGTACTTACTAACGTAATATTAATAGCATTTGGCGGAATAACAAGAAGGGTGGAGTTACCAATCGTGGCACTAAGCGTAATCGGACTGGAAAGGTCGTTAGCGGCGTTAGCGTCCGGTTGTGGGTTAGCCTGCGTTGAAACAGCGTTAGCACCAATGACAGGAGCGCTACGGCCGGTATAGTCCTGTGTACTGATCGTGTTGGTTTGGCTTAGTGGTTGGCGGTTGCCGTTGTTTGGTGGGGCGGCGTACTTATTAACGGTTCCTGTGTTATTAGCTTGCCATACCGGTGTCTTGCTTGGCGTTGAATTAGCCATAAGGGTGCTGTACTCCTTTTAAATATTTATATACCAAAACACCACATAGCTAGTGGGCTATGTGGTGCCTTTATACGTGTGATTATACACTACATACCGGATAATGCTAGCCCGGAGTTGCCGTAGAGGTTCTTTACCTCATTCTTTAGGCTCTCTAAGTCGTCGCGTACTAGCTCCCTATCCTGCGCTGCGGTACGTATGTCGGTCTTTAGGTCCCGTAAGGTCTGCTTGGCTAGCTTAATGTCGTAATTAAGCTCTAGAAGCCGCATATTGCCCTGATCTATCAGGTCGGTAATAATACGTTCCTGTTCACCCCTATACTGGTTACGTTCGGCTATTTCCCCTTTAACGGCCCGTAATTCGGTCTTAAGGGTAATAATCGTAACTTCAACCGTGTTAGCGCTTTGTGGATCCAGCATTACTTAATTCTTTTACGGGTGTTTCTATATCTGGTTCGGCGTAGGTCGTGGTGCTGGCAGCCGGGGCAGGCCACGTACGTGAAGAGCCGGTATCAATTTCAGGGGCCGGTTGGCCGTTAGGGGCGGTCGTCGGTGTCTTAATCTGGTCGTCGCTGGACGGGTTAGGAATCTCCGGGCTTATTTGTGGCTGGGTCGTCTTATTACCTTCTGCCACTGGGACGTAGCTTTCAAAGACTGGGGTAGCCTTGCCTAGGTAGGCTGCTTTTATAACGTCGTCTTGCAGGCCGCTGTCGCTAAAATTGAAGTTCTTTGGTAAGTGCTGGCCGTTCGCGTCAAAGAGCGGGCTAGTAGGATCACGGAACTTCTTAGTGGTGCTGTCTACGGCGATCTGCTTATACATAACGTCTAAACAGAGGTAGGCGCTTTCCCCTACTAATACTTCGGTTTCACCGGCAGGGATATACCACATTTCGGGTGTCTGCCTTGTAATGTGCTTCTGCATACCGTCTTCGCTAAAGCTCTCCTGCTCTCCCTCTAGAGGGATATACTGCCAGTATACGGGACGGTCCGATACGTTCTTAATCGTTACGAAGTCTTGGGCTTTGAACTTCCGCATAAGCTTTTCACGGAAGAGTAAGCTATTCTCTTGTGTCCCGACTCCCTGTAATTTGGGCGCTCCTGCGGGAAGGTTATTTCCTTGTGGTACTAATGGCATATATAGGCTCCTGTGTTATTTACGGTAGCCTTAAGCAAGCGTTCTGATACTACGGCCTGATACGGGCTACTTATCCTCATGTAAGTGAATAATATCACACTTACGCTTAATAACAAAAAGACCCCCTGTAGAGAGGTCTTTTTGTTTAACAGTGATGTTATATAAGGTACGTGCAATAGGCAATCTGTTAAGAGACGCGTTGCAATATGAGCGTTACACAGGCGTTAGCAAGGCTAGTAAGGGTTCCTGCAAGTATGATATTGATCCTGTTACCGGCAGCAATAGTCGTCGGCGTGGCGACTATGACACCGTTTACTGTGGTATTGGCTGTACCACTAAGGGATACCGTACTTGAAAGCTGGTTCGTACCAGACCCAACGGCTTGTGTTCCTGTTGCGACTTCGACCTGTAGCGTACCGCTTGTGCTGGCGGTACCGAAACTGACCGAAACGGCCGCTATCTGAAAGCTACCGCTAACGGTATCACAGACAAAGATCGTTTGGCTGGTACTTGACGCACCAAGGCCGAAGACCTGCTCTGTCTCATACGTTGGCAATAAGACTAGCTTACCAGCGGCAGTACCCCCGGGAGGGGCCTTAACGTCGATCTGTGCGCCTAGCTTGATAGCTTCGATGTACTTACTTAATACTTTTACCATTGTCTAGCTCCTAGTCCAAGTTAATGACAATTAGACCAGCGGTACTGACTGCGGTTGACTGTACAACCGTACCCACCTGTACGTCGGTTGCGGCTGCTGACGCGACCACGGCACCGGCGACGGTAGTACTCTGCTTAATCTTCGTAAGCGCGGTAAGGGTTGCGCCTGCGTCGTTGACGGCTTGGCACGGTCCATACGTCTGTACCCACCCCCATGTATTCGCGGTTGTGCTTGCAACAGCTACACCGATTGGCAAACCAGCGGTAGAGCTTGCAACGGCACCGTTGAACAGGCTAGGGCTTAAGCTAACGACGTTAGCTGTTGTAAGACCGGTAATAAGCGGTTCGCGGCCATCTAAGAAGACCTGAATAACGGCACCGGATCCACCGGCAGTATTACCTTTGATCTTACGAATTTGTGGGACACCGGAACCGGCGACACCGACGATAAGGCTACCTTCTGCGTACTGGTCCTGTGTTGCGGCCGTTGCACCAAGGGTAACAAAGACAGTTGTAGCACCGATAGGGGCGGCTGTCTGTACTGCTACGTTTTGGTGGTTAGCGACGAGTGATGGGGCAATAACGAGGTTTCCACCTGTTACCGTACCACCGTACTGAACGTACCTGAAACGGCGACCGTCTCCGGTAGCACCAACGGTGCCATATGCTTCCTGCTTAGTACTTGTTACCGTACTAAGGTCGGTTGCGGTTAAGAATCTTGCTCCACTTTCCATATTCTATATTCCTTTCTTAAGTTCTAACCTAGTTAGAAGCAATACCGGTTAGTTTACCATTACGGCGTGGTTGGCGGTGAATCAAGTTACCCATAAGGATAAGCAGACCGACTTCACCATAGGCGTTGACCGGAGACATAAGCTCACGGAACTGGAACGCGCTAGGCATTGGAACGTCTTTGTAAAAACCTTCCGTAACCTCTACTGTACTGGCGATCTGGTTCAAGCTAGCGTCTACCAAACGAGCAAATTCTAGGTAGTATTCGTTAATCCAGTAGTAGGTACCGGCGCTGGCGTTGTCGTCTGCGACGAGTGGACGGCCACGGTAAACGAGGGCGTTAAAGCCTGCGACACCTGTAGCGACCTGTCCGACGGCACTCACACCACCCGGAGGAGTACCACCGTCTACACGGTCGTAGCCGTGAATACCGATAGTTTCATACTTACCACCGATCATAGGCTGCATAAGTCCTTCAATGAACGTCCAGCCTGCCTTTGTCGTAAGACCAAGGGTAGGACTTTCCATGTGAGAACCGGCAGCAGATACGTTGTCAAACTCGCTTGAGAGGTAGTCTAAGCTAATCGCGCTGTTGCTTACTGGGGTAATGTCCCCGTTAATGTAGGCGTTCGTCGAACGGACCACACCACCGTAGCTAGTAGAGTTAGCACCGTTGTCTACGATAAGGCCAAGACCGTCAAAGTCCTTACCTGATCCGTAGCCGTAGAATACCTGTCCGTTACGCTGCATGGAACTAATCTTAGCTTCGTCTAAACGAGTCGCAAGCAGGCGCAAAACGGCCTTATCGCTGGTTCCGTTGACGGCTTTTTCAATACCCGGCAAGACGACTGATTGCTCATCTGCGGCAAGGTACCACTGTAAGTTACGAGTGTTGTTAGTTGCACCGGTTGGGAACTGGTCCATACCGCTAAATGATCCACCCGTATTGCTGTTCGCAACGTTGATAGGTTGGTTCATTGTTACACCCTTCCAGTTAGAGGGCTTGCTTAACACCTTTGCAAACAAGATATTAGAGTTGTTAATTTGGTCCACGATCGACGGCAATATCTCTTGGTAAGTGATATCTGCTATGCGATCGGTAAAAATTGTACCAGCCATACGTTATAATCTTCCTTTACTTATTTTTTAAACTCAAAACACCACATAGCTGGTGGGCTATGTGGTGCCTTAATGACTGAATAATATATGCTTACGCTTGAACTGTCAACTATTTTTTATCGGTCGTATCGGTTGACTGCTTGCCACCGGCGGCTTCGGCAGCACGTGCCACCTCTTCAGCGATCAGTTCCGCACCGGTCTTGGCTTCTTGCTTCACCTCTTCTTTGACGGTCTCTATATCGGCCACAGCTTTGGTCGTTACCTTCTTGGCAGCAGCCTTAGCGGTACGCTCTACGTCCGTAAGGATCGGTGCTAGTTCACTGACTAGCTCCTTTACTTGGTCTACCGCGTCGGCAAGTAAGGTAGGCTGCGGTTTATTGTTAATAAACTCTACGACCTTCTCGCCTTCTTCGCGGGTTATAATCCCCTTGGTTTCCAGTATGGCTATGATTACGTTTACGTTCATTATGCTTATTCCTCTGCTTCTATTCTTGCTAATATATCGCGGGTCGTGGTACCGCTTCGGACTGTTGGCTTCATAATATTACCAGTAGTCGCGCCACGGTTGGTACTGCTGCGTTCGGCAACCGCTTTCCGTTCCTTATCCTCTTGGGCTTGGGCTTCGTCTTCTTTCTTGGCGGCTACCCGGTCCGGGTTGGTCCGTTCGTATATATCGTACGCTTCCGCGAAGCCGATATGCTTATACGGGCGACCTTGGTTATACTGCTTCATATACATATCATTGCGCTCTGACATAATCTCTAGGACTTCGGCCATTTGTTTGGCTTCCGGGGTGTCGTCAAAGCCCTTCGCGCCCGGCTGTACCTTAAACTTAGGGAAACGTCCTTCTTTTTGCAGGTCGGTTACGTCGTCTTGGATCCCACGGTTTTCACGCTCTTGGAAGTCTCTCCCGGCTTCGTCGCTTTGCTTCTGTAGCTGGTCGGCCCGGTATTGGCCTATGATCTTCTCCGCGTTCTGATCTAGGCGGTTAAAGGCGGCTGCTGCGGCGGTCCGTTCCGCGTCGCTATTGAAGTTAAAGTCGTTCGGTAGGTTCTGTGGGGCATAGGCCTTTACCTCATACGGGGTACGGTTGCCTTCCGCGTCTATCTTGAAGCCCTGTAAGACTAATGGCTCCCCTAACTCCTTACGGAGGTGGTCGCGTTCCGCTTCGTTGAGGATCGTCGCACCGGTCTTGGTAGGGGTTTCGGCTGGCTTCGCTGGGGCGGCTTCCTCTTCGACCTCTAAAGCGTCTTCGGCGGTGTATCCTTCTTCTTCTTTGGTCGCGTCGTTGGTTCCGGCGGCTTTATCGGGTTCTGGTTTAGTATCACCTGTATTTCCGGTTGACTTAGTATCTTTCCCAGATTCAGGCTTGCTTGTACTAACATCTTCGGTTTTTTTGTCATTATCCTGCTCACTATTTAGGGCTTCTTGCTCTTCTTTGGCTATGGCCTGTTCTACTAGGTCTGTTGTCGTAGACATTATGGGCGCTCTCCTTATATGGTTACGTAAATATTATAACACTTATGCCATCGGTAAGCTGCTAGGGTTGCCGGGGTTCGGCTGTGGAGCTTGTCCCGGAGCTGGAATAGGCGTACCAGCCATCGGACCGCTAGGTGGCATAGGCATAGGTTGACCGCCGCCCATTGGTGGCTGTGGCATTGGCTGTCCCGGCATAGCTTGGCCTGCCATCGGCATACCCGGCGGCATAGGTGGAAGTGGTGGCTGTGTCCCCGGAGGGCCTTGGAGTGGCATACCGTTAGGGCTTTGGCCCATTGGTGGGGTCTGTGGTGGCATTTGTGGGGCGTTCGGGTCCGGGAGCTGGTTACTAGGGCGTAAGGCTTCCCCATTCTCGCTCTGTTCACTGATCTGCTCTAGCTGCATACGTTCTTCAAGGCTGTCTAATGCTTTGGTAACGTACTTGATAAAGCGGTTCTGGTCGCTCTTCTTCGCGTGTAAGAAGTCGTCGTTAATCATAAGCTTACGCAGGCTCAGTATGTAGTCTTTGCTTGGGTTAAGCTTATCCGGTACGTCCTTACCGGCCATTATGTCATTGTAGGCTACGTGGGCTTCGGCTTCATCGATAACGTCCATAGCGTCCCTTGCAAGGCTGGTAGGGTCGGCTTGCTGCTTGGCCCAGTTATCGTAGAGCTGTTGAGCGTTATCCAGTTGCAGGATCTTGTATGCGTCCAGTAAGCTAATCGCCTTCTCTTTAAGGAGCTGTAAGGCGATCGCTTCTATGCGGCTACGGTCCGGGTTAGCTGGCTTGCTGGCCTTTACGGTAAGCCCCTTTGGGATAACGTCGCGCTTGAGGGTAATAATATCTATGTCGCCGTCGCCTGCGTCATACGTAAAGGTGTGTTCGTCGTCATACCAAACGATAGCCATCTGTGCGAAATACTGGTATACCTGTTGGACCATACGCGTAATGGATCGTACCATTAAGTCCTGACGGCCTGCCGCTTGATTCTTCTTAATCATTACTTCGCCTAGGGTAGGGTCGCCGTCGTCGGCTTGGGAACCGGTGAAGTCGCTTGGTGCGCCCATGATATTACCGACCTGCGCCCTCGCGTCCAGCTTATCGGCCATAACGTACTGCGGTAATACTTGAGCGTTGAGCTGGGTAACCAGTTTATCAACACCACTTCCGTCTTCGTCGTCAAGGAATAGCTTTTGATTAGGATCGCCGGTAATGTTCTCGCCGTCGTCTTTGGTTAAGCCGCTCCGGGTACTGATAACCAGTAAGCCGTTAGCTTTATCGGCGTTCTCCCCGATCTGTCGGCCCCTTCGGTTAAGGTAGCGCTGCATTTCGGCGGCCTGCTCTAGTGGCGTGGTGTCGTCAATCAGGTGAGTTCCGTCGTTAATGAGGTTGCCGAAGATATACGGCTTCTTTGGGTATTTGAAGAGGTTTAAGTGCTTCTTCGTGTATAAGTAGTTCGGGTTACGGATCTTACTCAGTACGATATTTTCGTAGTACCAGACTAACCCTTCTTGGGGTTCGTTATTCTTATCGTAGTGCGTTACCCAGACCTTACGGACGCTTATCTCCTGCGTCATGTTCTTAGCACCTTTACGCTTGACTCCTAAGCGGCCTAGTATTTCCTTCTCTTTATCAGGGAATTCGTTAATAAGCTCTTCGACGGTACGCTTGAGGGTATGACTGACGAAGCCCGGGTTACCGCCTTTAGGGGTGTTCTTATCCAGTACGATGGTGGCCGGGTCTACGTGCTTAAGCTCTATGTCGCCTATGTCCTTGTTCTC